CTCCGTGGTCCCGTTCAAGTACTGTATGCTATGACTATACTTTGATGGTTAAACGTGGACTGCCTTCACCGGCTCCCGGGGGTCAAACATCCGAAAGGATCTACAGATTCCAAGTAAATAGTAGTCCCGCAGACTTTAATGCGACCCTAGGTTAGGGAACTGTTGGTTGGCTTTGGCTTACCGCAGCGTGCTCCTCAGAAAGGAACAAGCATGTAACCGGACTTTGTCCTTCGTTAAAAACGAAAATCACCGCAATTTTTATGAATATCAATACTTTTCAAATATCGATAAACATTACAAAATTGCTTTTTCCATCTATTAAATCAAGTTCTTACTTGGTGGCTAGTTTTTTCAAGCATATTAGTGCTATACGAAAATCGATGGGTCTTAAACATACTATAAAGTATATTAAAGAGCTACGACTTCACGTAACACGATATGTTTGTAAACAACCATTATTAGTTTCGTCAATGAAAATTGGCCTAACGATTGATGGTTTTCCGAAACGACTGTTATTTCTTAAAGATTTAGTAGATTCCGGATCAATGATGAAACTATCATTCGTGATGACATTGTTGACAATCTCTAGATCTTTTGTGCTTCCGGGAAAACCGGAATACGATACAAGTTCTATTACGGACCCATTCAAAGGTAAATTTGAAACACTTAATTCCAAACTTATCCAACGATTTGTTACGAATTTCGATCTAAGTGTTAGAATCAAAGATTTTGATTCTAGCATGCTGAACTTATCAATGCGGGCTGGTCCTGGTGGACCAGCCACATTGACAATTACAGACACCTTAGGCTTCTTTACAGAAGCTATTGTCTACTCTTTTACGCAAATCACCGGCTTTGAGGGGTTTAAATATTATTGTAGATTACAAGCACTCTGTGCTCATATTGATCTTGTACCTAGACTTCTTCAAAATGAAGAAGACCCTAAATACGGATCAGTGAGAAGAGTAAGTGTAATCAAAGATAAAGAAGGTAAATCTCGAATCATTGGTATACTAGATTATCTTTCACAGGTGTTTTTGACACCTTTAGAAGCTGAAATTTTCAGACTTCTGAGAGATAAATTTAGTCCAATGGATCGAACATTTACACAATGTCCCCGATTCAATAGTGATCAATTATGTCCTGGGAACAAATTTTGATCTATAGATCTAACTGCTGCGACGGATAGATTCCCAATCGTTTTACAGGCTGATCTTCTTGCGAAACTAACGCAAGACAATGATTATGCTGACGGGTGAAAAGTGAATTTAGTTGGAAGTCCATTTACCGGACCGGATGGTCAATTGCTTACTTATGCAGTTGGTCAACCTATGGGAGCGAAAAGCTCGTGGGCTATGTTTACTCTTAGTCACCACTTAGTTGTACAAACAGCAGCTTATAAAGCTGGGTTTGGTAGTTTTAACGGATACATCCTTTTAGGGGATGATATCGTTATTAACCACGACAGAGTGGCCCTTGAATACCTAAAAATTATTCGAGGTCTAGGGGTAGATGTTTCAATCAACAAAACTCATACATCACTAGTGGCATATGAATTTGCTAAAAGTTGAGTTAACGTGAGAGATGGGGAATTCAGTCCGTTACCGATAACCG